ATACAGTTAATAATAACTGTAAGAGGGTGTCCGGAGGGATTTGATCCAAAAAATTGCATCAAATCGCCATTGAAATTAACAAATGAGAAGGCCACGTCTTCTGCTACCACCTGGATAGCATTAACATGACCCTCTCCAGCACCTGAGCGCTGCACAAGTATTCGTATAATTCGGAAAGCTTCCATGATAACTATAGACCCCATAGACTTATCAAAAGTCTTAAAGTCACCAGCTATCAATCGATCTTCCCCGAAATGAGTCACAAACTGGTAAATACGCTCCCACTCAAAAGAGGTGGCGTTAGTACCAGGAGCACACTCAAACAAATACTTGTTTAACTGCATCACTCGAACAAATGGGAGGAGAGCCATTCTCACACAAGTGCTCCAAGCAAATGGACCACCCATGAATAAACGACTCTTCTGGGCCTTCACTTTGTGCAAAGGTAACGCCTCGTCTTTAAGATGTTGCATAAAGACAGGTGAAATACTCACACCAAGTTGCATTTTATCCCAACACTCTTCTATCTCTGCTTTGATTGTATCTTCAACCACCACAGGGTGTTGCCATACATCATCAGCAGGGATACGCATCACAAAATTGCGTTTTGTAGAGTTGTGGGGATAGCCAGCACTGGTACTGAAATTCATTGAATCAATAAATTTCACACCAGGAAAACCATTTAATGCCACAGACAATGGAAGTGGATTTCTCAATTCCTTGTGGAATTCCTCAGGAAGATCTACCCAGATCTTCTCCAAGAAATTATCACCACAAGCCCGCAAAACATCGGGCTTAAAAGTCATTGATTTCTCCACCATAGGTTTAATGCCTAAATGCAAAGGCATATAACCTTTCATTGGGGCAGGCGCAAACTTCCGTTCATACCCCAACTCCAAAAGTCTTTTTGTGAATAAAGTGTCACGAGCAGTACTCTTAGGCTGTCGTTTAAAACCGCCAAAAGATCCATATACTTGCAAACTTCCTTCCTTAAAGAAGCGGGCAGTACATCGTGGACTAATGGTGGTAGAGAATTGAGGCCCAAGAAATGGAATCTCTGCCTCCACCACAGGTGTAGCGAAGAATTCCAACGCTTGATCAACAACATCACGCGTGACCGGCATTGCCACACCAATATTCCGTTGCCCTCCCAAGGCATGAATTCCAGCAAGTATACAAGCATTTGGTTGCTTAACCAGAACTGGTGAACCACAGTGTCCACCCTCTGTATCTTGCACAAAACGAGATGCCACAACCTCAGTGGTTATACCGAATTGTTCGATAAATTCTTCTGAGACTGATGAACGGAAGGACTCCAGCTGTAAAATCTGCCCATTAGCATTGCGAATAAGGAGGCGCCCAGGGGCGTCACACTTAAAACCTTTTCGCTTGGGCAATAACTCTAAGATGTTGCGACGTACAGGCATATGCAAGATCTCAAAGAAAGCAAGCTCTAGTTCCTGTCTAAAATAGACACTAGCGCGAGCCATCTTGAACTGCACATTCCCGTTACAACCCTCAGAATTATTCTCATGTATCACCTGCAACATAAAGTGTTCCACATTCGGAATCACATGCGCAGGAGCAACATAGAGATGACCAGCTAAACAAGTAGCACGGAAAACAGTGTGCTGTTTCTCTATGTGTGGTTCGGCACCACACAACATTTTTTGCGGCTAAGCTAGCTGCCTGAGAAAAATCGAGAGAACTCCAAGATTGAGACAATCTACCCAAAAATTCAGATGGGCAATAATCATCCTTCTTCCAAACATTCTCTTTTTCCTTTTTGGGTTCTGGCATGACACCGACATCATCTATACCCTGAGGTTCTTGTTCTGTCAGTTCTGGTAGCTCCTTCTGAAGGAGCTTCCAAGTAATACCATATCCAACCAGGACAGCAATACCAAGCATGAGTTTTTTAAGTGTTGGTTTAAATTTATCATAAGCCGAGTAAATAGCACCCATCAAGATGCTCTTAATCGCCTCACGTGACCATAAACCAAACTTCTTTTTTAGAGCTTGTTTCGACCTTACAAACATACGGACAGTAGTATTTGCAATCAAATCCCCTGGAAAATTAACCAGATTGGGATTCGCATTCAAAACTTCACCAGCACATTCTGCTGTAAATTTCGAAGCATGGTAAGCTCCATAGGCCACCAAAGCATGCCCAACTAGTGTGGATAAACCTGCTCCTTGCATTTGCAAGGATGGCATGTCACCACCCTGG